TAACGAAGTCGGAATCGTTTGGCTCGGGCCAACCGAAATTCGGGCTAGTTGCCATTTTTTCTCCTATTCATATTCATACCAGCGAATTGTCGCACCTACATCGCTCCACATTTGTGCAGGATCGACATCTTGCCAGCGTGTCGGTGTAAGTGAATAAGTTGAATCGGTCGTAGTAAGTGTTATAGCCGCTTCTACTCGATTGAAGGATAGATTCCAACCTTCGACAAATCCCCTATAAGTGTTATGAATAATCGGATTTGGCAGGTTTAAAATTTGAATAGGTTTTCCCATATACATATTTAAGAAAATATCTAAATCAGCGTCGGTTAGGAAACCGGAGTTTAATTGAACGGTAAAGCTTGAAAGGTTAGTTTGTGGATAAGCCCGAAGAGTTACATAACGGTCGGCTTGAAATTGTGCTTCGGCTCCGTGTTCTAACTCGGTTTGAATCGAAGCGGCTTGTAGGCCAAACGCCGCGATAGAAGTAGCGTCGGTAGCCGTAACGGTAGCGTTAGCTTTATAGCTTAATAAAACGTCATTGGTAACATCGTTTAGGGTTTCATTACTTGATACCCCGGACGAAAGAATATAATCAAGCGGAATATCAAAATAGCCGAAACTTTGAACTTCGTTTAATCGGTGGGATTCGTTCGCGTAGCCGACCTTGCCGTCGGTAGTTTCATAAATATAACCGAAACCCATTTGTGCAAAATAGGCCGCTTGGGTGTAACCGTCGTTAGGGTTCGCGGCATGAGCGGTAAATTCATAAACTCCGGGAGTATCTACTACATCGATAGTTACGCCACATTCTGTTAAAATTGCAAGCATACGATCATCGTCGTATTCTTTAGGGTAGGCCGAAGTTCCGACTACCTTGCGAGCCATAAACGCAAAAGGCCCAACGGCCGTTAAAGTTTGTTTTACTACGATTCCAATATCTCCGGATTGAGATACTACGTTTCGAATGTCGGTTAGGATTCCGGTAAAAACGGTTACATCGACTCCGCTAGTATCTTTTAACTTAATAGTTACGGTTTCATTTATAGCCCATAAGTTATGAGTATCATCGGTATTTAAAATTTCTATATTGGCGTAACCTGCTCGCGCCTGTTCCCAAATAGACGTGCGGCCATAATAAACGTTTACATTCCATAAAGTTTCGGAAGTGTAATCCACCCCGCCGACAGTTACCGTTGGATCTAATACCCATGTCATTTAAGAAGCCACTAACCTAGAAAATCCTAAATTATTGAAAGTTCCGGACGTAGTAGCTTCGGATCCGAGAAGGTCGGCCACAGTTCGGGCAGTTCCAATTGGGTCTATGGCACCATTTACGGTTATATAAGTATTATTCATTGCGCTACTTCTAAAACTATCCCTATAACTTAAATCTCCCGCACTAATTGGGAAAAAAGCGTCCGCTTTAGCTATTGCGGCATTAGCCACGTCTAGAGCTTTATTCGCGGCGGCTATATTCATATCAACATCTTTTTGTAATTTATTGATATTACTTACTGCCGCGCTAGTTGGCCCTGCCATTGAACTAGTAGCGGCCGCCACGGCACTAGTAACCCCGGAAGAGCCGGAGCTAGTAGATCCACCCATAGGAAAATTTATATTCATCGGAGTAGAACTTCTATTGCCTCTAGTTTGTGGAACAGCGTTAGTAGCTATTCCTGCGTATTCATTAGCTAAAGCCACGGTGTCATCGGCTCCAAGTAACCAATTTTTTGGATTAGTTAAAACTTTAATAAGTCCCATTGTGTAGGCAATAGCTTGAATTAATTTATTAAATACATTAATTACATTTTCCGCCCAACCAATAACTTTAGCTAATCCAGAAGAATTACCGGTGTTTTGATCGTCATTAAATACGCCAAATAATCGACTAACGTTAACGGCCATATCCCGGAAAGCGGCTCCTAAATCATACGATGACATAGAAGTTTCATCTAAGCTTGCTTTCATTCCTTTATTACCGGTTAAGCCGCCTACGAAAGCATTAAGTTTTGGAACAATACTTTCGGTTATAAAATTGACTAATTTTAATAATTCCGGGAGTAACGCCGCGCCTACGCTTTCTTTTGCTTCATCTAGCGCAATTTTTACCCGCTCCATTTTACCTTGAAAAGTATTAGCCTTTTCCGTAGCTTGGCCGCCAAAAGTATCGGAAAGAGTTTTAGTGATTGAATCTAGATCCATAGCCTTGAGTTCAGCAGATCCTAATCCAATTCCTAATTTGCCTAGCGCGGCGGTGTTACCTTCGTAGGCTTTACCTAGCGCGTTTGATACGGCCTCAAGTGATTTACCGGATCCGGCGGATATATCTAAAGCTAATGTCTGTAACTTTTGCGCCTCGCTCGAATCTTTAGTTGCACGAATCAATCTCTCTAGACTCGGCCTTAAATCATTGTCCGTAACGCCAAAAGCTAGAGAAGTTTTTAAAATATAATCTTCCGTAGCTTTAACCGTTGCGTCGGTGGCCCCGGTTACATTTTCTAAGGTTTTAGCTAATTTAGCTTGTGCGGCTTCATCTTCTATGGCGGCTTTAACGCCTTCAATAGCTAGTTTTCCAGCATAAGCTACGGCGGCCGCCCCTGCTACGGCAAAAGCTAATCCGGCTTTTTTACCAAAATCCGTTACCTTACTTCCAAAAGTTTCAACGTCATTATTAGCCGTTTTTAAAGATTTATTTAAATCCGATACGTCCCCAAGAATGGAGAGCTTTAGCGTTCTTGATCCGGTAGCCACTATGTCCATTCCTTAATAATCTGATTGAAGCCGCTTTCCCATTGGTCTATTATGTAGGGTTGCTCTTCGCGTAAGGTTGGATAAATAAAATAACCTCTAGATCCACGGCCAAAAGTTCCAGACCATACCGGGAATTGCTTATAGGTATTGGATCCGAATTCCGATCCGCCCCATAACATTTGAGTAGTAGCTCCGCCACTAAATTTTTGCGCGGCAAAACCGAAAGATAGCTCTCCAATTTTGGAAGATTTAACTACCTTTGAGCCTTGGGCAATTCGCCCGGCTACCTTGCGAGATCTAAGAGATTCGGATTTACCTTGGATTTTCTTTTGGACGTGCTCGGCTAGTTCGCCGGATTGTTTTTTAGCTTGAGCGATAGCTTCATCGTCCATAGCTTTAAAAGCGCGAGTAATGGCGCGAAGATCTCCCTTATCGTAGGTGATCGCTTCACTTGCCATTTTGCTTCTCCAATATCTCTAATGCGGTGTAAATCTGCTCCGACGTATTCCATTCGTCAAACGGAATATGAGTAGCTAACGCGAGTTCGACTATTAGCCGGCTTAGACTTCCTCGCTCGTAACTTTTGGGTCGGCTTCTCCCACTTGAACATCGGCCACGGTTTCCGTCCAGACTTCTAGCGGCTTTACTGCCTTACCGCCGGCGTTACGTTTCATGGAGTTATACGCAAGAAATACGAAATCCGAGATTCCCATTTTCTCGCTAGCTTGGGAAATTGTGTTTCCCGTTTTAGCTTCCCACTTAACCCATTCCGGCGGTTGGACGATATAGGTTTCGCTAGATCCGTCCACGAACTCGATTGTTATAGGTAGTTTCATTTATGCTCCCGATTTCTGTTTAGGATATTGTTAATACCGGAGTGGTTACGCAAGTGAATGATAGGGACACGGTTTGAGCGTCCGGAGCAGTTCCGCCCGCGCTAGGTTGGATAGGTTGAACGTCGAACGCAAAAGACGCACCGGAATCTGCGCCGAAGATAACCGAAAGCCCGGTGTTCGGAGCTGACGTAGCGGCCGTCCATAGAGATTCGCATAGAGAAGAGGCCGCGCCCCAATCGGCTAGCATTTCGACCGCGAAGGTTCCCTGTGTATCCGTGGTGGCATACGCTTTTCCTGAAAGTGTTTGATAAGTATTAATAGTTGAATCTACGGTAAGAACGGCGGACGTAGCTTGAGCGTTATAACTCGCTCCCGCGATAGTGAAGCTCACATCTCTACCGGTAATAATTGTTGTTGGCATTTTTTCTCCTTAGTTATCTTGGGTGTAATAAGTTGCGACCGATAGATCGGCGGTTAGGAAATTTCCCGTTCCTACGGTTGTTACTCCCGGACGTGTTACATCTCCGACCTCATAACCGTTAGGCATGGCTCCGAGAATATCTATCATTAGTTTTTCTAAATTATCTAAAGCCCCGGAATTAGCGTTATAGGCTACGGCTCCGGTAATCATTAAATTTATTTTTACCCTGACTTTATCTTTACCGATAATAGTAGATTCTAAATAGGGTGATCCCGGCATGATTATCGCGGCTGGAGCTATTAAAGCTTCCGGTGGCGCGGCATACACCGAAGCACCGACACCGGCTAAAGCGGTCGCTAAAGGTTGGCGAACATTGGCGGCGATTGTTGTCATTGGCAAAAAATCTCTACGTCAATAAACGGATTGAGTAATGAAATAACGCGGTTCTGTAATGAGCGGCCTAATACGAATGGGCTCGGATTAAAATCGACATTATTAGTCATATTTCCCGGAGCGGTTACGGATTGAAAAATTTCGGTTGAAACTACAAGAATCGCCGATTCAATAGGGGGAGTGTTTGCGTAAAGTTGCGCCGCACTTGATCCGGATAATACCGCGACACCTGCCGGGATAACCGGAATAACGGTTAAAGAATCGGCGGCTACTTTTACTGCCGCAAAACTAAACGGGCCTCGGTTACTTGGAATTACGGTGTAAGTAGCGTTTAAAGCTCCTAGTCCAGTAACTACTACCGATTGGCCTTGAACGAAATAGTTTTCTCTTTGTGTAGAGAAGTGAATTTCGTTATTTACAATATCGTAAGCCCTAATAGCTGATTGATAAGCCGTAAGCATTGGCAAAATAATCTGCTCGGCTGAATCAATAATCTGATCTAAATAAGCGTCGGAATAAAGAGAATCGGAAACGCCTAAAACGTCGCGTAATTGCTGTTCTGTAATTATGCTAGGCATGGCATTTCCGATCCTTTCGTTCGACTCGAGCCCCCCGGGAGCGACGGGCTCGATGATTAGCGGGTATTTATCAGGTTTGGTTCCATACGGCACCGAAAGGAATTTTCGGAGCAATTGCCGCGTAGCCGTAGTAAAGAATGTCCACGGTTCCGTCGGATTGGATAGCTGTTCGCAGTTGAAAACGGCTTGATTCATACCAAGTCCATGCGTCCGGATTAATAACAACCATTGAAAAATCGCCGGTTGAAGTAGTGCCGCCAGCGTTACCGATTGAACGGCTAACGTAGAGATTTAAGCCCGGTGAAACTACGCCGCGAAGCGAATCGCCGCGAACATTACCGGCCGCGTTAGAAGGTTGCGCCGCATTGTATAGCGGAGCTCCATTGTCGTTATAGCCCATGATATTAGTCCATTGTCCCGGGCTAACTACTAAATTACGAGCGAAGCCAAGAGAAGCGGTGTAAGCCGCTCCGGCCGCTTGTGAAGTGTAAGCGAGGAATCCGGCGGCGGTGTTCGCATTAACTCCGGTTTGTTGGCCGGCTCCGAAAATAGTTCCGGTAGCGAATTCGTCGGTTACTTTAGCGTAAGCAAATTCGAGATTCTGTAAAAGAGCCTGAATGTATTCCGGCCGGCTTCGGTCGATGAGTTCCACCGTGGTAATTGCGCGGCCTTTGAAGCTTTGCACCGGAACCGAAATAAAACTTGCAGTTAATTGAGATTCTGTAACTGCGCCATTTTCTGCAATATTTGTAACGACGGGAACGCCGGTTACTTTTGGCAATTCGAAGGTCATTCCCTCATTTACTAAGCTCTCGCGAGATAGCGCGTCAATCATTCCGCGATCTGCATTAGCTAGTGCGTTAATTACTGTTGTGCTTTGTGGAGTTGGCACCATACCCGGAGCGGTTGAAGTTGAGTTATCGGCCGCTTGAATGTAAATCTTTGAATCGTGATCGTTTAGAACGCTAGCGCGTAGGAAGTGCTCTAAATAGCTCTTCTTATCGACGATTGGCGAACGTGGCGCGGTATATGCAACCGGTTTGTGAGCTGAAGCGAGAACTTCGGTAGCTTCCACCGTTGGTTCGGCGGGAGCGTCTGTAACGGTGTTATCTGACACTATTTTCTCCTCTGTTGTTGTTGGTTTTTCTTGATCCGAAGCTCCCGGTTCGGAATTTTCTGTTTCACTTGCGGCCACGTCGCTAACGCGAGCGGATCTAACTGCCGGCTCTGTAACTAAAGCGACTCCGGTTAATTCTCCGGCTAGAACTTTCATAGTGCCGTCCTTTAACATTTCGTAATCGTCCACGGCCAGTTCTATTGAAAATCCGTCGCGTAATCCGGTCATGGCCTCTTCCAAGGCGTCTGATCCTGCGGTGGTTTTAATAATTTTAAAGCTAGCGTTTATTGCGCGTTCGCCGTCCATTGTCATAGATAAAGTTTTTCCGATTCTACGTGTTGAATCGTGTTCAAGATTTAAGAAAACATTTTTTGGTTCTATGCTTCCTTTTGCAAAAATTACTTTTCCAGTTGAAGCGTTGGCCGCTTCATTAAACGCAACAATACGGCCGCTAATTGTGCGAGCTTCCGAATCTGCCGCGGTTATTACCATTGGCATAGTTAGTTTCATAGGATCATGTCCTCTTTCTGTTGGATTTCTTCGACGGATAAAGCACCAATTCGATTTAGCACTTCATAGACTTGCGCGCGTTCTATTGCGCTTCCTCTTAGATAAACGTCTAAATCAAATCGTGCGACTTGTGAACTTGGAGTAAAATCGGGCATAGATAAACGCTCTTCTATACTCGTCATAATTGGAACAAGCGAGAAGTCCAAAAGGCTCTGCTTCGCCAACGTAGCGTTCGAGTAGGTCATACTTGAACCGGTGGGAGCGTCCGTGAAATAAGCCGGGATTCCGATTGCTCTGCTAAGTTCGGTAGCTATGTAATTTCTCGCAGCATTTAATTGCATTTTCTCCGGGTCGAATCCCACCGCGTCTAAAGTAACGTCTGCATTTAAAAACGCGGTGGATCGATTTCGTCGAGCTTGACCCCAAGACTCGAGAAGCTTAGAAATACGATCGGCCGGGAGAGAAGCACCGTTAGATTTTAAAACCATAGTAGGCATTGGCTCGCGCGCATACATCGCCGCCGCACGTTCTAATTCTGCTCCGGTTCTAATTGTAGTTCCGGCGCGATTTAATAAACCTTCATCATTTCCATAGAAAACTACGACACTTCCGACACCCGTTTCCGGAATTCTATTTCCGTCGATTGTGTAATATAAAACTTCGGTTCCATTATCATTTAGGAAAGTTCCCATTCGAGTAGGAGCGATTCTTTCAATTCTGCGAACGCGAAAGGTGTCGGAATATAATTCTAAAATTCTCCAATACGCAAAACCCGTTAGCAAAATATCTTCGGCCGTCCAAACATAAGTCGCACTACCGGGAACGCGTGGATCGGGTGTGTTTATAACGCGCGGTGGATCTATGCGAACTCCGGTAGTGCGATCTCTTAAAATAATTGGCATGGCGGCAATACTTGAGCAGATTATATTTCTTGCGCGGGCTAACGTCGGTATCGACATACATTCTTCACGCGTAGCCGTGTAGCTATAAGCATTTCGGACGCCGTAAAGCCCGTCCGAATTCGGATAAGGCGCAAGAGAAGCGGCTACGTCGCTAGTAGCCGACGGAGCGGCGTCGGCCGTTAATTTGAATCTATCGAATAAACCCATGGGCGGATTTTTTCATTCGACTACCATTAACTTACAAAAATATCTACTTCCGTTTCTTGGCGTGTCGCGAAGTGTGTTACAAGAGCAGTAGCTACGGCGGCCGGGATAGCGGCTTGTGAAGCTCGCCTTCCGAATATCATTCCGCCGTCCCCGCGTGGAAGCTTTACGGTCGAAAGCACTTGGACGTTCAAGGATTCTTGGTTTAAGTGTCGAAGTCTGCCCGAAGTAATAGCCGAAAGCATTTCGTCGCAACTTTGTGGATAATCGGCGTCCATTTCGTAAATCCGGATCCCTGCCGGTTGAAGTCTTGCGGCTACTGCTCCGCTAGTTCTACGGGAGTAAGCAACGTGTTCTATCGAATACTTGCGGCAATACTTGGCCGCTTCGTTAGCGATAGCTCTATCGTCTAATTGAAGATTATTCTCCCAAGTGTGTAGGAGTTTTACAAGGAATCGCTCATCGCCTAATTTTTGGGCTCCAACTAAAGCCGCGTGTTTTCTATCCGGGCTTAAATCAATAGCTAGCCAAGTTAGCTTATCCGGATCTAAATCGCCTTCGGATTCGGCGCAATCCGCCCAAGATTTAGCGTCCACGGCTGATTGGATAGTTTGAACCCACCTAGATAAAACTTCCGTCATTACGACGTCCCTAGGGTCGTTAAAGGTCGATAGAAGGTTATCGGGGTGGATTGTGTGGCCTAAAGCCGGGTTCGCATAAGCCGCATTTTCTAAAGTCATTTCATCGGTTGGAGAACTCCATTCGAAATAAGCCGCGTCATCTATTGCGCCACCATTAGCGGCAATAGCTCTTTCCCGGAGAGAATTAAGAATCGATGAGTGTTGATCTCCGGCCGAACTAAATCCAAGCACTTGCGGATTCTTGGCGGCGAGTAGGGTGTATCGAAGAGAAGCGAAAGATTCTAAATCGTGCATTTCCCGAAGCTCATCAAGATAAACCGTTTCCGGTTTTGAAACTCCGCGAGCCGAAGAACCGCCGGCTTTAATCATAAATCGATTTCCGTTTAACATTTGGATTTCTTCCGCGCCATGGCTCCAATAAATCCGCTTAATCTGTTTAGCTAAAGAATCGTTACCTTCAATCATTGAAACGATAGTTCGGAATTGTTCGAAGCTTGTAGCCAATCTATGAGCCGAAGCAATTTGTAACGGTTCATCAAAGAGATACAAGCCGGCCAAGATTCGGATCATCATCATTGTAGATTTTCCGGATTGTCTTGAAACGACCGTGGTTACTATGGGGTGTTGCCACCTGCCGTCCGGCCGAACTTTTAAAGCGTGTTCAAAGTAAAATTTCTGCCATGGCATTAACTCGATTGATAATTCTTTAGCAAAGTCGATAACTTCTAGGCCGCGAGAAGGTAAATCATTAAGTGGCGTTGCGATTCTAGGCGTCGCGTGGCCAATAACCGGAGCTAATGACGGAACCAAAACCGATCTCGCTTTATCTAAATCGATTACGTCCGCGTCGCGCCTAATCTCGTCCGGAACTCGCTTAGTCATGACTTATGCTCACGTTTTGGGGGGGATTTAGTCCAT